CAACTTTGGCACGATCAAACGCTAACTTAGCAGCCTTACTACTACCAAAGCCCCCGTGGTGATAGGTTTTAGTTTTGGTGTTACCGTTAATATCAGTATACTTTCCAAGGTAGCCACGAACGTCATATACCCGTTTGCTACCAATTATTTTATGTGTAATTTTCATTTTATTTTTTCCTCCATATTGACTATGCGAGGGGCCAAATTATTGGAAAAAATATTGCAAGCAACACCTTCTTTCAGTAAAATAGAGTATACAAAAGGGGTACATAATTAATGTATTCTGGTGCAAGCACATCTCAAACTTTGACCGGTAGGGATGTGCTTTTTTGTTACAATGCGAGCGGCAGGAGTTGGACCTGCATAGTAGTCCAAGAAAGAATGGGCTTCAAGACTTGGAACAATGTTCTACCGCTGAACTACGCTCGCAAGATGCCAACTGAAATGATTCAATTGGCTTGACTGGCAAAATTTTACTATTCCTCTCTTTGCTTGAAGCGTGTCACCAAATCGTCTTTAATTCCTTTAAGCATACGTTCGTATTCTGCTTCGGAATAGCTATCTTTTGATAGGTAGAGAATGGCGTCAGATTTTACAAAGGCTGTTAAGTCACTGATAATATCTTCTATTAGTTCGTACCTTGAAATATTTTGATGCATAGTATGCCTTCTTTCTTTATTTTAATGCGAGCGGCAGGAGTCGAACCTGCATCTGAAAGTATCTAGTCAGCAACTCAAAGGAGTACTATTCTACCGTTGAACTACGCTCGCATGTTGCCCGCTAGGCTGGTAGTGGGCGAGGGTGCTACTTTCGTTTATGAATCCAGTAAACTAACATGACGACTAGCGCTATGAAGCAAATGATGCCAATTGCAATGGTAAAGTCGAACACGTGTGTGCTGTACGTTCCTACATACAATTCCATAGCTTTTACCCCGATTAAAATATATTTATAATAGTTCTACTTAGCATGTTTATACCCGGCCAAACCGATAAAATATAATATCGCGATTGGCACCCAAATTACCATAACGATTGCTTGTGAAGGAATCCAAGTCGCCAGGATAAATAACACGGCCAATATTGGTAAAAAAATGTGGCCTAGTGTTCCTAATATCTTCCATAGCGCTAGAAATATAATAATCATTATTAGTAGTCCCATTATAGTTATTCCTCCAAATTCCCCAGCTTTTAGCGACATCCTTATCTGGTCTATAATTAGCTAATCAGCATAATACTCTCTAATTTTGCTGATTACATAATCCTCCATGAACGATGGAACTTCGAATTCCTCCATAAAAGTGTATGGATCTGCAAATTCTCTTTCCATATCTTGAAAATAAATAGGAATCAATATATCAATAGCTCCGCGGTTAGCCTTAGCCTCAATTGGGGTTTTGGCAGTCCCACTGTAATATAATACCCCAGAATCTTGGTTCAACACATGTGAGGCTTCATGTGCAGTTATATACGGCAGTTGACGTTGCTTGTACCATTTCGTATTAATTACTATTTGCCTGTTATGAGGATTTGACCCAGATGGGGTGTGTGAAGAAAAATCACCACACAAAGTAATTCCAATTCCGTGATCGAATACGTAGTCTAACACCTCTCTAAAATAGTCAATCATTATTTCTACCACCTCTCAGAAGACGTTTCATCAATTCTAAGTCTTCAGGAGGTATTGGCTTACCTTCAAATGTCATAATGACATCATCATCAGCAATATCAACGTGTTTTGGTTTTTTTGAAGTAGAATTGTCATCCGTTTTTCCTAATAAGTAATCAACAGAAACGTTTAGAACATCGGCAACGGCTTTGACCTTGTCGACAGAAGGTGTTTTTGTTTTCCATGAATAAATAACGTTCTGTTTAAATCCCACTTTTTCGTTTAATTGGGCGAGGGTTAGCCCTCTCTTTTTAGAAATTTCTTTTACTCTATCAAACATTGTCATAATGGTATTTCTCCCATGTTTGATGAACAAAAAATAAACTTTAGTTATAAAAGTCTTGCAATGATTAAACTATAGTTGTATTATTAATTCATCAAGTAATCAAGCAACAAATCATAAGCCTATTAAAACAATAACTTTGGCGAGGAATTGCGGTATTAGTAGGCTTTGAACTGCTTATTTAACATGCCTTAATATTAAACTATAGTTTAATTAAAGTCAATAACTTGATGAATAAATTATGCAAAGGAGGAATAAAAATGCCAGAACAAACAATCGAAGATGTCGCATTGGAAATTGAAATTAAATACAAAACTGCATTGAGCCGCCACAAAATTTCTCAAAAAGAAATGGCTGAAATGCTTACCACTAAGTCCGAAAAGGTCACACCGGCACAAGTTAACCGTGCGATCAAAGGCGGTAACGAACCCAAGTCAAGACGGATTCGGTCACAAATGACCAAAATTTTAGGAATTCAATGAAAGGAATGATTCACATGCAAGAAGTACAACAAGTTAAATTTAACGGAGATCTAATTTTAACCACTGAACAGTTAGCTGAGTTTTATGGAACAACATCGCGAAGAATCCAAGAAAATTTTAAAAGGAATAAAGACAAATTCATTGAAGGAAAGCATTTCTATTTGGTTTCAAACGATTTGTTGAAGCGGTTTAAGGACCAATACGCAAAAAGCGGTTTGGTTAATGAACATGTTAGTTCTTTATATCTTTGGACAAAGCGTGGTGCTAGCCGGCATTCAAAAATGCTTGGAACTGATCAAGCTTGGGACATGTTTGATGAGCTGGAAGAAAACTACTTTAACCCGAAACAGTTTGCACTACCAACATCGCCACGAGAGATTGCCAGATTGGCGCTGCAAGCCAATGAGGAAACTAATCAACGACTGGATAGCGTGGAGGGCGATGTTAAAGACCTCAAAGAAAACCAAGTTATTCCTAATCCTGAATACAGCGCACTTAGCCGTCGAGTTAACCAACGTGTGTCAGAAGTAGCTCACAGTTATGGGCATATTACGAAGAAGCAACGTGGCGAGTTATTTAAGGATATTAACGGTGGAATCAAGAAGATTGCTAACGTGAGTGCTCGGTCAATGCTACGCAAGAAGGACTACCAGATGGTAATGGACTTCATCAACGATTGGGAGCCATCTACAGCAACTAAGACAATCATTCGACAGACGTCACTTCGATTCGACGAGGAGCCAGCATAGGAGGTAAAACAATGGAATTTGAAAATGTACGTGAAGCACTGAAATTCTTGCTTGAGTATAACGATACGATGTTGAACCCTAACCTTAAATCTCGGGTTAACGGTGGTAAGTGGGAGCCGAGCACAGTTAGCGAAGTTCAAGCAACGAACTATGACGCTTTAACACAAGCAGCGGACATGCTTGGTATGAGCGACCTTTACTTAAATGAACAGCCAGCATAGGAGGTGAGCTACACGAAACTGAGAAAAGCAATTAAGAAAGCGCAAAAAAGTGGCCGTGGAATAGCAAGACGTTCACAGTTTCCACGGCCTGTATGGCTTATACCAACTAATACGACTGAACGAATGCTAATAGTGACTAAAGATGGGTTGTCTTCAAGATGGGAGCCAAGTACCGATGATTTAACAGCTAAAGATTGGATAGTCTATGGCTAGATAATCAACGATTAATTGGAATAAGTCAAGTATACAACTAAGCCAGCATGGAAGGATTAGCAATATGAAATTAGAGAGGAGACTGATAATCATGGAATCTAACGACATCTCTTTAAGTCTACCTAGCAAGGTCTTAGAACCAATCAAGCAAGAGCTGACACGGATAATCAAATCTGTATTTAAAAGCATAATGAACCGTGAAGCTTTACCGTATTGGATGAAGAAACAGGAAGCTCAAATTTACATGAATGTTAGTGACAAAACTTTAGACAAATTCATTGTTGACGGTTTGAGGGTTTCCGTTGTTGACGGAGTTCAACGGATTTCAAAAAAATCCGCTGATAAATATTATGAAGATCATGAATTATAAATAGTCTATGCGAGGGGCCATTTATTGGGAGGAATTGCCATGGTAGAAGTAGCGGTATTAACTTGGGCGTTAACAACCGTGTGGTACAAACGCCATGAAATTAGAAACTGGTTTGGAATTTAAGGAGGAAGCAATATGTATGAAGAAGACATCGAGCACGCGTTAAGAGCACGTAAGTATAACGCAATTCGTGCAGATGAACGTGAGCTGATTAATGCTATCACTTACGATACAGATGGGATCATTAAGCGACGGCCATGCTTTGGCTATTCAGAAGAATTTATTGGCGAATTGCAAGAACACGATATTAACGTTTGCGAGCCAGATGAAAATTCTGATGAGAACTGGACGTTCACATTGCCACCAATGTATTAGGAGGAATGATCATGCAAAAAGTATTAATTTTACCACTCCACGAGTGGAAACGAGCGCAAAAAACCATCGCTAGTATCGGCTAACGATGGACTAATGGAGTATTTATTCAATGCCAACATCTATATTATTCTAAAACTAGTTTGTTGGCAAGCTAAGGAATAAAAAAGCCCACTACTGGAGTGGAATACAAGAGTAGTGAGCAAGAAAACTATTCAAAGGTTACCATCTATGTTACTGCTAATCAGGAATGTTTGCAAGTGCTGAGAAAGAGAGACCACTAATTATGGATAATCCATTACCTTACAAAGAACAACAGGATTGTATTTTTCATGGTATTTCACGAATTGCATCAATCTATCCCAAAGAATTAACTCCAGAATTACAGCTAATTGAAAATAATATGGCGATGGCATTTTGCTTGAACCTGCAGATGTTTAATAGGGGGCTGAAATAAATGGTGGACTTACTATCTGAATGCCAGTCATTTGAAATGAAACTTAATCGTGCAGAAAAAAAGTTATCTGCAGCTACAAGTGCTGCTGACTTTGCCTACAAGGCAGTACAGGCACGCCAACAAATTGTTTCGTTTGACGACCTAGACGATGAGGAAAAGATTGCACTACTTAACGAATATGACTGGTTGTTATTAGAGGTAGAAGGTTACTTAGGTGGGTTGCAACAGCAATTTGAAGATGCGGATGAAGGCTTGTCTGGTGGGAAATTTTTGCTGAAGACTTTAAAAGATAAAAATGTGATTTAGAAACACTAGAACGAATTGGCTTGAAAGGTAAATACAGCAGTGACTAATACACCGGGTAGGTGGAATGCCTACTAGTAAATAAGGGAGGATTAAAAGATGGCACAAAGGAGAATGTTTAGCAACCGTATAACCGATAGCGCTAAATTTTTAAAGATGCCGTTGAGCAGTCAGGCACTCTATTTCCATTTGGGGTTGCATGCGGATGATGATGGTGTTGTAGAAGCGTTCTCAGTTATGCGGCAAACTGGTGCAGTTGAGGACGATTTACGAATACTAGTAGCTAAGAATTTTGTAAATGTTTTAAACGATGATCTAGTTGCCTATATCACGGATTGGAACGAAAATAATCGAATTCGAGCAGATAGAAAAGTGGATTCGATATATAAAGACTTGTTATTAGAAATCATGCCAAACCTAGAATTAACTGAGCCCAAGCCGCGTGCTGACACGGGTAAAGTTACTGGACGTCCAATGGACAACCAATGGACGGACAATGGACCGCATAGGTTAGGTAAGGTTAGGTTAGGTAAGGATAGTAAAGGTAAGTATATAGAACCAGATAATTCCAAGCCAAAAAAAGCCAAACCAGCACGACACAAATATGGACAATACCAGAATGTCTTACTGACGGATGAACAATTGAAGAAACTCAAATCAGAGTTTCCTTCTGACTGGCAAGACCGAATCGAACGCGTTTCTGAGTATTGCAGTATGAATGGTAAGGCGTATAAGAACTATCTGGCAACCATTCGCAACTGGGCTAAAAGGGACAAACAAGGGCAAAGCCAATTAAATCAACCACGGAAAGAATTTGGCGGTTCAAAAAGTGGTCGGTCTAACGGCTTTACCCTTGAGGGCAGAGAAGTTAAGGATAGTGATCAGCCATGGTAGAGACCGTAGGCGATGTAGTCACTAACCTAATGTCTAAGGTGTTTGAAACCTATGGGGTTGACTGTCCCATTTGTGGGAAGCCATTACTACGACCACAGATTTTAAACAAGCGTACGGGCCAAAAAATGGCCGGTGCATGCCCTAGTTGCGGCTATATGGAAGACATTAACCACCGTGAAATACCAGATAACAAAGCCCTGACAGCATCCGCACATAAAAACGAAGCGCTAGGCTATATTAATACCTACAGTATTTTTAGCAGTTTTGATGTCTTTAACCGTCGCTTTAGTAATTATACAGCATCGAGTGATGCTAGCAAGCAGGTCTTAGAGCGTAGCCGTACGATAGCTAATCGTATTATTAACGGTGAAACAATCCACACGTTGATGATTGGTGCAACAGGGCGTGGGAAGACGCATCTTGCTGTAGGCATGATGTACTGGATATTAGAGCGGTCTGGTTACAAGTTATTAAAGACTGTGATGAAGAATGGCAAGCCAGTTGAAACGTTCTTTAGTTGGAAAATTATCTTTGTGGACTGGCGTGAACTTATCGAACGCAAGAAACAGTCTTTTAATGACGATCAGATGGCAAAACAAATCAATAAAACCATGGCTGAGATAAAGAACGCTGATGTAGTTATTTTAGATGATTTTGGTAGTGAACGTGGCACAGAGTATTCGTTAGATTTGGCGGATGCATTCTGGCGTGACCGAGAAAACAAGACGGTGATTGTGACCACTAACTTAATTGGTAGCGACTTAACTGCAAGATATGGTGACAGAACATTAAGCAGAATGAAAAACCACGGTGTTAATAATGGAATCACGTTTGCAAATATTCCAGACCACCGCGGATTAGTTGAATAGAAAGGAGCGAGAAGTGTATGGGTTGTGAATTATGCCATGGTAGTAAAGTCGTTCAACAACCACTTGGGAGTTATGGTTTCACATTTGACCCATGTCCTAACTGTGTGAATAATAAACATAAACAATATGAACAAGAGTTTGAAAGGAAGATTGTTTATGACAAGCAAAAATTGGGCGAAAGAGTTGGAAGTCATTCATAAGCTAGAAGCGAGGTATGGCAGCATGGATAACGTGCCTGAGAGCAAATTAGCTAACTTGCATAAGATGCCTGGAATTAAGACCGTATCAGACGATTACATGGAGATTACGCGTACCCAGTATAATGCCATTAAATTAGTCATGGAAGGCAAGCAGGGTAAAACTAGGACGTCTCAGGAGCTAAAACACAGTAACGCTTGGCTTGATAATCGTATTCGTGCGATTGACGAAAACAAATACTACATTACGGAGGAATGACAATGCCTAAACACACTAAGAAGCGTTCAACGATTAAGCGGAAGCACCGGCGCATGAAGCGTTCGGGGAGGATTGAAAATGAGTGAATCAGATGAAGTAATAGAATGGCTTTTAAGTCAATTGGCACAGGCATGCTAGTGATAGGAGATAGCGATGATGATTAAGTTTAGAGCGTGGGACAAAGTTCAGAATAAAATGCTATTACCTGACAACATCGAATTTATTAATGGCCAAGCCTATTGGGCAGAAGCTAGCACTGATGGTAATGGTGGTTATTCTAACGATGGTAAAGTTGATGGAATTGGCGCACTGTTTGAGCTTGAACAGTTTGCCGACCTGAAAGACGTGAGTGGCAAGGATATCTATGAAGGGGATATTGTTAAGTCTAACTATAAGTATGCTCAACCTAATATCTCGCAAATTATCATGGAAGATGGCAATAGTTATATTACTGGAGAAGACTTGGCTACTGGTAATGAAATGCTGGTTAGCGACCATATTGGTGAAATTGAAGTTATTGGCAACGTGCACGAGAACCCGGAGTTATTGAAAGGCTGATTTTAAAGTGTTTCTAGGAATAGTATTCAGTAATACACCTTTTATCGAAAAGCGTAAACAGGAGGTCACAAATGAATTATAGGAATGGTAGAAGAATTAATGTTGGCGACATCTTATGGGCGAAGAATGCTAGATGGATCGTGACTGACGATTACCAGATGAAGCTCATTGGCAAAAAAATTAAGCTTGCCCAAATGATCTTGCCAGCCTTTGTTGAATATATCGGCAATGTACACGAGAACCCAGAGCTACTGGAGGAAGAAAAATGAAACAAATATTTGAACTTATTTGGGACTCTTCCCCGTTGCAATTGTTAGGATATTGGGCACTCGCAACTGCTACGTTAGTAATCACTAGTTTGGTGCTACTTTGGTGGGCGAATAAGCATGACTGATACCGAATACGCCAAAGCGATTCAAACAAAAGCCACAGTTGCCAACCTGGAAATGAACGCGGCACTGACAACTGAGCAACAGGCACAAATTGGTCAGGACTTCATTGCTGACATTATGGAGTTGAGTGATCGCGAGAGTAAACAAAAAGCCTCCTACTAAGGCGACTAGTCACAGGACGACTCGAATGACCGTTGTCAGTATAACATAAAAAAACGCAGCCATTGCTGACTACGTTTACTTACTTGGAATAGGCAAATTCTACTACAATTACCAAAGCATTGCAACGTTACTGGATAATTAAAAACTCTACACTGATTAGGGAAAATGTAGGGCTGGGGGAAGCGTATAGAACGCTTACAAAGTAAGTTTACATCAAAAATAACAATTTTACAAAAAAGTATTGCTATTGCTGACAGTGCTATGATTAATGACTACAAGGAGGAATTAGTTTGCGACTTTCAACTATCCGCAAGGTGGAAGATATCTTGCGAGACTACCCGAAGATTGACAAATATATCGAAGACCGTGAACAAGAATTGCGATACCCGGTGAAACCGGCTGATGACAACGTGGGTGGAGGCAAGGCACAATATAAATATGGTAGCCAGACGTTAGACATATTGATTACAATTGACGATGATCGGTGCATTAATACCTTAAGGCGACAACAAAACGTGATTACTGACTGCTTGGATGATGCTGGCAAGGATACGGAAGTCATTATTAATGAGTTGTATTTTCGTAAACGACCGCAGTATACAATCGATGGTCTTATTGCAAACCACCTAATTAACGTTAGTCGTCGTAATGCGTTTAGATTAAAGAATAGTTTCATTAAGGAATGTGCAAAAGGTTTTGGTCTTTATGATATTGACTAAGTTGGCACTATTTTGGCACTTTCGACCCCTAAAAACGTGATAAATTAGTAGTATGCCAAATGTGATTGACGTGCATGAAGTAATCCTCCAAATTACAGACTGGTAATCGCTGTGGGCTAATTGGTAAGCCACAATTGGATGTAGGTTCGAGGCCTACCGGCGATATAGTTATATAGCATGGTCACTCATGAGGGCTAAACATTTATAACACGTGCTTGTGGCGGAATAGGTAGACGCACAGTTAGATGCGAGAAACGGGTGTTGGTTGACAACCAGTATGTCCACACGTCATGTAGGGTGCAAATCCCTACCAAGCACATTAAGCAAGTAAGTATGCAAGCGATAGTGCGTGAAATCATTTGAATCAACAATAACTCAGCTTACTTGCTTGCTGTTCAGTGCGGAAAACTGGACGGCACCTACATAAGACGCGCAATTAAACTGGCCACCAGATTGCATGCAGGAACATGCGCGCTGTGGTAATATAATCAAGCATGGTTGCAAAAACTATAATCGTTTTTCTGATAATAACCGTGTACAGGAGCCTGACATTTAGTTGGGATCTTTTTAGTAAAGTAAATAGTGTGTATTGCAACTCAAATGATGTTGGATATAGTATGATATAAAATTGTATTGTTGAATAACAGGATCGCCATCTTATGAGGCAACAATACATAGGCCTGGCTGACGTCAGGCTTTTTTAAGTACATACGATTAGGAGGAACCACAATGAATATGGAAGGCAACGAGGCTATTGAGAATGATTGGAAAAAAGTTAATCTAGAACTATTTGGGGTACAATATCCATTCTGTTCAAGCAACGAGGCAACTCATGGTAAAGATGATTAACACAAAATATGACTACGTCACGCCACAAGAAGCGGAGATGGATGCTCACTTAGATAAATGGATGAAGCGTCGTGCTAATAAGCATGGCGCTTTTAGTTTGGATAAGAAACGGAGGAAGCAACATGCCAAGGACAAGAAGATGCCGCTATCCTAACTGCCATGCAATGGTTGCATTCCCTGACCACTATTGTCAGCAACACTATGAGCACGAAGCTGAGTACTTGGCTAGTCGGCAGCGTTGGGCACGTAGCAATGACAAACAATACACACACAAGTACAACACGGTCACGCGTTATCGCAATGAAGACAAGCGTCAGCAATACAGCTTCTATCGTACAAGGCAATGGTCACACCTAAGGCAACAAGTCCTGGAGCGTGACCATTACTTGTGTGCTTACTGTAAAGTGCAAGGCGTTATCACACCAGCAAAAACAGTCGATCACGTCGTGCCGATTGAGTTTGATGAAACACTGAAAGCTGACATTGATAATTTAGCTGTTATCTGTGGGAGTTGCCATCGTGCTAAGACGGACTGGGAACAAAGCTACTATGGTACAGGTCAAGGCAACGAGCTGCAAAGTGTGACACCAATCAATGATTTATCGTCAATCGTTGTGCTAATGAGCAATTGATTTATTGACGCCTGTCGTGTGATTTAAGCGATTTTAAATTTATTAGTATAATTGGTCGCAGCCTAAATTAAAACACACCCCGCCCCCCTTAAACGCCAAAAAAAGAGCACACACATTGCCGTTATTTTGTGATAGAAACAATTTTTGAAAATTTTTAGGTAGGGGGGGTCACCAAATAATAAAAGGAGGCAGATAAAATGAAAAAAATGGATAAAGACGTCAACGATGGTCAATTAACGCGCACACCGCCAGCTTACTTAGGCCGGCAAGCTAAGGTCGTTTGGCGTCGATTAGTGCCTTTTTTAGAAGAAAATACCCCGGTTAAGCGCATTGATAGTGGGCTTGTAGAGCAATATGCTTCCCAATATGAGATTTATCGCAATGCGTATAAACATATTCAGGAAAACGGTGAAGTCCAAGCAATCTATAAAACGTTACAAGATCAGACCGGTAAAAAAATTGGTCGAGACTTCGTGGGTTACAAGCGTAATCCCATGACACAAATTTACGATTCAGCGGTTAAAAACCTGACTAAACTAGGCGCTGAATTAGGATTGTCGCCAAAATCGCGCAGTGATTTGTTGAAGCTGAACTTAGATGATCACAAAGACGAGCGAAGTATCAGTGATCGCATGAAAGAATTTCTAGGAGACTGATAATGAAGATTGATTTAACACAAACACATGATGTTATTGGGGCTTATCAATCATTAGACTGCTCAGCAATTCGCCAGCAATACACTGATCCGGGCACAAAGTATGCCTTTGACGTCCTCGATGAGAAGGTAACCACTGGCTATCTGATTAAGCTAGCGGCTTTTCGCCATATTCGAGACTTACAACGGCAAGGTAGCGTTGAATTTCCCTTTACTTATTCGGTTAAGAAAGTAGATCAAGTGCTTAAATTTGCTGCCATCTGCCCGAACGTTGATACGGGTGAGCCAACTAAGCTTATGCCGTGGCAAAAATTCATTATGGCTATGCTGGTTGGCTGGCGTAATGATGACGGTGGCAAGCGTTTCTCACGAGCAATTGTTTCCGTTGCACGTGGCCAAGGTAAAACTTATCTAATGGCGATTATCACTGCCTATAGTTATTTAATTGAGTCATTGGGATTATCTAACCAAGATTACTTAGTATCTTCTATTAATTACAAACAAACGAGCAAGATTCTAGGCTACATTAAGTCGATGCTAGCCAAGATTGCAACGATTGAACCATTTAAAACACTAATTAAAGATAGTGGATTGGATACACGGACACTTTCATCACAGGCCGATCAAGTCACAATGAGCAAGACTAATAATAAGTTACGGGCAATCAGTCACGAAGCCGGCCAGTACGATAGCTTTCATTTCACAACGGCTATTTTTGATGAAATTGGCGAAATTAAGACACGACAGAAGATTTCTAAGATTGTATCAGGGCAAGTTAAGGTGCGTAATAAGCAATTTATTCAAATCTCGACTGCATATCCTGATCCAACTGTGCCATTCCATGATGATGAACGTATGATTCAGCAAGCTATGGAACAAGATTATTTGCGCGATGCTGATACATATTTGGGGCTTATTTGGTCGCAGGACAATCTGGACGAAACTTATAAGCCTGATATGTGGGTTAAAAGCAATCCCTTGCTAGATTTACCGAGCCAACGAGAAGTGCTGCTAAACGGCTTGACAGATAAGCGTGATTCTGACGCTTTGTCGGGTACGCTCAACGATTTCCAAAATAAAAACCTCAACTTGTGGCTAGAACAATCGGCCGACAGCTTCTTAAAACTACCCGACGTTGAAAAATCCATTGTGCCGTCATTTAGTTTTGATGATCGGCAAGTTTATATTGGTTTTGACTACTCGATGTTTAGTGATAACACGGCGCTAGCGTTTGTATTTCCTTATCGCGATAACAATGACAAACCACGATGGTTTATTTATCAGCACAGCTTTATTCCGTGGCAGAAAGCTGGTTCGATTGAAGCTAAAGAAAAACAAGACGGTATTAATTATCGGGACTTAGCTAAAAAGGGATTTTGTACAATTAGTAGCCATCCGCAAGGACTGATTAATGACGAGCAGGTTTATCAGTGGTTACTTAACTTTGTTGAACGGCATCGACTGGAAGTTGTTTTCTTCGGCTATGACGCGTGGGGGCTAACACCTACAATCAAACAATTGGATTTGAATTCAGGCTGGCCATTGCAAGCCATTCGGCAACGGACTAGTGAATTGAAGGATCCAACTAAGTTTTTGCAGACGATGTTTGTTGAAGGGTCAGTTGACCGCTTCGATGATCGAATTATGGAAAAAGCATTACTAAATGCTGAAATTTATGAAGACAAAATTGGTATTCAAGTCGATAAAGCTAAGGCCACGTTGAAGATTGATGTTGTAGATGCGTTAATTGATGCTTTATTCCAAGCCATGTATCACTTTGAAGACTTTTCAGACGTAAACAATCCTGATAAACAGGTCGAACGCATGAGCGAAAAACAAGTTCTTGAATGGTTTAATAACCCGGAGTCAGGATTGCTAGGAGATGATATTGATGATTTTTAAACAATTTTTTGCGACTATCTGGCATTACTTTGATGTACTGTGTTTCATTCTAGGTATGGTTGCTGGAGTGTATGCAGCCTTTTTGTTTGGACAGGCACAAGGCGTCTTAGCAATCGCGGTAGCTTTATTCTTAGTTGGCTGGCTTTCGGAAGTCGTAACAGCTGGCCAAAAAGGAGGTGATTAATAATGCCCTTTTTTGAACCACCAACGGTAAAAAATAATTCAGTTAGTATTCAAAGCGTACCAGTAGACGACGATAACATTGTTAATTTCCTATCACCAACTGGCGATAATGAGTATGTTAGTGCCAAAGATGCTTTGGAAAATTCAGATATTTATTCAGCAGTTAATCAAATATCTGGAGACTTAGCCACGGTACAATTAATGGCTAATATGCCACGAGCACAAGGAATTTTAAATAATCCTAGCACGACAGCTAACGGCCACACATTTTGGCAGTCGATGTATTCACAATTGTTATTGGGTGGTGAATGCTTTGCGTATCGTTGGCGTAATCCTAACGGTTTAGATTTGCGCTGGGAATATTTGCGACCTAGTCAAGTTCAAACATATCTATTAGATGATGGTAGCGGCTTAACCTATACAGTTACCTTTGATGAGCCCAATCTTGGCGTACTTCAATATGTACCACAGTCTGATATGATTCATATTCGCTGGGCTAGTACCGATGGCGGTATGACGGGTAATAGTCCATTGAAAGCATTATCGAATGAGTTACAAGTCAAGAGTTCGTCTAATAGTTTAACGTTGGCTGCGTTAGCGCGTTCAATTAGTGCTCCTGGCGTTCTATCTATTCAGCACGGTGGGCTGCTAAGTGAGAAGATGAAAGCCAGCCGTTCGCGCAACTTCATGAAACAGGTGAACAGTTCAAACGGTGGGCCGGTCGTTATTGATCAACTTGAAGATTACAAGCCACTAGAAATGAAAGCCGATGTTACTAAGCTATTAAGCCAAACAGATTGGACAAGCAAGCAAATCGCTAAAGTTTTCGGTATTCCTGATAGCTATTTGAATGGTCAAGGCGACCAGCAAAGTAATATTGACCAAATTAAAGGCATGTACACTAACGCCCTTAATCGCTATTTACAGGCAATTTTAGCTGAGCTGGATAATAAGCTTAATGCTAAGATTACGGCCAATATACGTACTGCTGTAGACCCATTGGGAGACTCATTTGCAGCTACTCTATCAGGGCTAGCTAAAGATGGCACGATTGCCAATAATCAAGCAACTTGGCTACTACAGCAGACTGGTTATTTCCCGGATGAAATGCCTGATGCTAAGAATCCAATAACACAACAAGTTGTAATTCAATCGGGAAAAGGAGGTGATAATGATGACAAAGAAAGTGATGATTAAAGGCGATATTGTTGATGATCAAACAGCTGGCTTCTATCAATTCTTCGGAATGCCAGCAGTATCACCTTCAGGTGTTGCTGACATTTTAAATGATAACGACGACACTGACGATGACGACGGCGACGACGAAGAACTTGAAGTCGACATTGCTTCCAATGGTGGTGATGTTTTTGCGGCTAGTGAAATTTACACTATGCTAAAGAATTATGCTGGCAATGTCACAGTTAATATTCAAGGCTTAGCCGCTAGTGCGGCAAGCGTGGTTGCTATGGCTGGCGATCATATTAACATTTCACCAACTGCACAAATTATGATTCATAAGGCTTGGTCACAACCAGCTGGTAATGCTGACGATCTGGAGCATGAAGCCAGTATTTTAAATGGCATTGATCAATCGATTGCCAATGCTTATGAAGCTAAAACTGGCATGGAGCAAGCTGACTTGCTACAACTAATGGCAAATGAAACCTGGTTAACCGCTAGTGATGCCGTCGATAAAGGCTTCGCTGACGAAATTATGTTTGCTAATGATCAACAATTACAACCGGTGAACGCTATTTCACACATTCCACCTAAATCTGCAGTTAACAAGCTGATGAATCTCATTTACAAGGCGGATAAGGATAAAGCTAAACCGTCTAAAGAAGAAAATACTACTAATAGTCAATCTGCTGAATTACGAAACAGCAAATTGGCTATTTTATTTGGAAAAAATCAAAAGGAGGCCAACTAATGGCTAATATTAACACAATGAATGATGCTTGGATTGCCCAAGGGCAAAAGGTATCAGACTTGAACGACAAGTTAAACGCAGCTGTCCTTGACGACAGCTTTGACCAAGACAAATTTAAAGCAATGAAGCAAGATCGTGACAACGCGGTTGCCCGTCGTGACGCTTTACATGAACAATTGGAAGAAGAACGTAAGGCTCAAGAAATTGCCAATATGAACAAAGACGATGTAAATCCACTTGATGATAATGAAAAAGACATCAAGGCTGAGTTTATCAAGAACTTCCAAGGCATGATTAAAGGCGACCCTAAAGTTATGAACTTGGTAACCTCCTCTACCGACGAAGCTGGTAACGCAATTGGTTTGACTATTCCTCAAGATATTCAAACTGCAATTAATACACTGGTTCGTGAATACGATTCATTACAACAGTATGTTAATCGGGAAACTGTTACAACTCAAACTGGGTCACGAGTTTACGAAAAATGGACTGATGTTACTCCGTTAGCTGATTTAGATGATGAAACGGCTACCATTGGCGATAATGATGATCCTAAGTTATCCATTATCAAATACACGATCCATCGATATGCTGGCATTACTACTGCTACTAATTCATTGCTAAAGGACACGGCTGACAACATTTTAGCTTGGCTTTCTCAATGGATTGCTAAGAAGGTTGTCGTTACTCGCAACGCTCAAATCATTGCAGCGATGAACAAAGCACCTAAAAAGCCTACTTTGGCTAAGTTCGACGACATTATTACTATGATTAATACTGCCGTTGATCCTGCCATCAAGTCGACATCATTCTTAATGACAAATACTTCTGGTTTAAATGTACTTTCTGAAGTTAAGGATGCTATGGGTCGCTACTTATTGCAACCAGATCCAACACAGCCTGACCAATATTTAATCCGTGGCAAGCGGATTGTAGAAGTTGCTGACAAGTGGTTACCTAACGTTGGTACTGTGTCAGCACCAGCTTACCCACTTTACTATGGTGATTTATCGCAAGCTGTAACCTTGTTTGACCGAGAAAATGCTTCATTATTGACTACCAATATTGGTGGGGGTGCCTTTGAAAAGGATCAAACTAAGATTCGTGTGATTGACCGTTTTGACGTTGAAGCTACTGATGCAGATGCATTTGTTGCGGGTTCATTCAGTGCAATTGCTGACCAACCAGCCAACTTTGCGGCTAGTGCTGCGACAACGACCACTACGAAGTAATTAGCCAACTATGTCGCCAATAAATGCACAGTACAGTTATGGCCTGGGCGGCTAAGTAAGGATGTGATTAAAGTGGCAGCCGATTTAGAAACATTAAAATCATCTTTGCGAATTGACGGTAATGATGACGATGAGCTGCTAAAAGGCTATTTGTCTGCAGCCACCAGCTATATTGAACAAGCCATTGGGGACGACAATAGTGTTCCGGGGTTCTATGAAATGGAAGGCGTGAGTGACTTGTTTGAAACGGCTGTTTACGCCTTAGCTGGTTCATACTGGTATTACCGGACATCAATCACTTCAAACACTGTTAATCCAGTCGACTTAGTCGTTGATTCAATCATTGGACAATTACGAGGCCTGTATAACCAAAAGCAGGATGAGGTGGACGATAATGGCAATTAATAGGCTAACTCCAGTTGACTTTAACCAGCGTATACAGATTGGCACTGTTAAAACTATTCAAAATCCTATTAACGGGACTAGCAAGCAGACATTTGTTAGCCAGTTTAGTTTATACTGCGCACCCTATACACGATCGATTGCATATTCGTATCAACTAACGGCCGAACAATTAGAACAAGTCGTAGTTATTATTAGGCATAATCCCAAAGTTTACGAAGGCATTAAATGCCAATATAAAGGCAAGCTTTACGATGTCATTAATGACAGCATGGATGATTCTAGTAATTATCTGTCTTGCGATTATTTGACGCTTAAACAGGTTACTAAGGGGGCTTAGCTATGGCAAAAGATGATATAGCCGACCAACTAGAAAGTTGGCTTAAGGACGTCCACAAGCTAGTCCCTAACGAGGCTGAACAAGAGAAGATAACCAAAGCCGGCGCTAAGAAGTTAGCTGATAACTTAACAGAAGTCACGAGAAAGAAACACTATTCAAATCATAAAGACGAGAAGCACGGACACATGGCTGACAACATAAGTTATAACAGCAACGATATAGATGGTGAACATGATGGCAGCTCGATTGTAGGCTGGACTAATAAGTACCATGACATGAATGCCATGCGATTAAACGATGGGACTAAGCATATCAAAGCAGATCATTTTGTTGATCAAAACTTAGAAGATAGTCAGGATGCTGTCTTCGAAGCTGAGTTGAAGGAATACCAGAAGGGGAACGATGACTAATGCTATTACCAGTATCACAGGTTGCTAGCCTAGTTAATTCCCTCAATTTAACGTGGGTTGATAAAGTTTACCTCAATGAGATACCTAAAGAAGAACCAGACAACACTGATAGTACAGTCATGCTATTACAAGAGACCGATTCAAGCCCGGCTTACCTTGCAAACAATACGTTTAAAGGCCTAGCAATGGGTGTTGAAATTCAAATCTTTTATAAGGTTGACCTAGCCGATGACTTTAACCCACTAGAAGCCGAAATAGCTTTGATGAAAAGCTTTAAACAGGCCGGCTGGTTAATTGTATCTAGTCAGCATCACACGACTGACCCGGATACGAACCAAATAACCAAAACAATTTATGTAACTAAAAATGAAATGATTTAAAGGAGAGATATTTAAATGTCAAAACACAACATTGTAAAAGCAACTTTTGCTTTACTTGATGACAACGGTGATTTAATCAAGGACCCTACTAAAGGTCTATCTGCTGATGGAATCTATGTTGCCGACCATAATGGCGAAGGTTTCAGTCAAATTAACGTGACTGCTATTGAAGCAGCCGGGACGCCTGGTTGGGGTAACGGACAAATCAAGCGGACAGCCTATGGTAAGTCTATGCCTACCTTGGCCTTAACCGCTTTAGACTTGGACTTCAAGATTAACCAGATGCTAAAGGGGTTCACACAAAACACCAATACAGGTGCCTGGGTAAGACAATTGCCTAAGCCACACGTTGCGATGATTGCCGAATCTCAATCACTAGATGGCGACATCTCAATCTACGAATGTTTCAACAACATTGAATTTGTCGAAGAAGCATCTAACAACTCAACTGATACCAATAATGAAGCTGCCTACTCAACAGCCCTAAATGGTACTGTCTTAACGCCATTGAAGCCAGACATTTTCTTAGCTGCCAATGGCGTACAACAACCATATATGATCGCCAAGTCAAATGACGCTAACTTTGATCTGGACAAGCTTATGGCTGAAACGTTTGGTGGCTACACTAAGTCAACCAGCGGTACAACTGGCAGTACGACTGGTAACTAGCAACACTTTAAAGGCTTCCCATTAAGGGTGGCCTTTTTACATACAAACTAAATTAAAGGGGCAAAATTTACTATGAAAATTAATGCTAAAAACTACTTTGAAATCAATAAGACGGCCGATGTAACACCAACTAACAACATTATTAAACTGGCTACTAAGGTTCAAATTGGTATGTTGGAATCGCAGGACACCGAAAAAGAGGTCACTGAACTAGACGCAATGAAAAACGGCCTAGAATTGCAAGATGATATGGTTGGCTTTGTACAACGGGTGATGGGCTATACCGACAAGCAAATGGAAACCATTAATAACACTGTCTCAATTGAACGGTTTGGTGAAGGTGTTGGCTATCTAATCATGCGTTTAAACGGTATCTCAGACGCTGACATTAAGCTGTCTGAACAAAAGCAACGCAAGGCTATCGAAGATTCTAAAACGTCAAAATAAACCGGCACAAACGCAACGTTGAAATCAAGCGAGAAGTTATGAAGTTAAAAAATCAGCAAGAAGATTTTAGCTTGTTAAGTAAACAATTGCTATTGGAGGGAATATCAACCAAGGAATTTGGCGATAGTCCCTTTTTTGATTTCATGGCGGCTTTAAATGCTCGTAAAAAGGAAGACCGATCTGAGTTAGTCGACCCACTGGATGCCATTAATCAAACATATGGCTTATAAGCGTTTGTGCCTAAAAGGAGGTTAAAAAAGAATGGCTAAAAAAGTAGTTGGCCGTGAGATGACCAGTAGGGTTGGACTAGATACGGCTGCAGCGGTTAAGTCGCTCAAGACGTTAAACGCTGAGGTCAAGGCCAGTACATCTGGCTGGAAGGCACAAGAGACGGCATTAAAGTCTGCTGGTGAGTATCAGAAAGCAGCGGCAGCCAAAGTTGACGGCCTGGCTAAATCAATGGAGTTGCAGAAGAATAAAATTGATGAGCTAAAAAAGCGTCAGAGTGGTATCAATAAAGAAACTGCAGATGGCAAAGAGGCCTATTCAAAGCTACAGGAGCAGATTAATAAGGCTTCGCGTAGTTATGGATCGATGGGCGGACAACTAGAACGTGCCAAATCTAAACTACAATACTATAATTCTGGGCTGGCTGACTTACAGAAAGGATATAAGCAGTCTACTGCATTAAGTAAGTCGTATGTAGACCGACTGGAAGCAGAAGGTAAGACAGCGGATGCTAATAAAGCCAAGCTGAATGGCTTGAAGCAGGCTTATTCTAATCTTGAGAGTCAGTATAAGGCTCAGTCTAGCGAACTCAATCGAATTGCGGATGCTAATGGCAAAACTAGTGATGCTTATAAGCGACAGAAGGTCCGAGTCAATGAGACTGCAACAGCCATGGCTAAAGCTAAGACTAGTCAAAATGAGCTACTTAAAGCGATGGAAAAAGAGCCACATGCGTTCATGCACGGTGTTCGGTCTAAGCTTGATAGCATTGATGACAAAGCTAAGAAAACATCTCATTTATTCGGTACAATTCTAGGCGCGCATCTAGTTGCTAATGGGGTTACTAATGTGATTGGGCAGATTAGTGCTAGTTTTGGCGCTTTGAAGGACTCAGTGGTAGCCTACGATAACAAGCAACGTACAATGACGGCGACATGGGAAACATTAACAGGCTCTGCTGGTAAGGGCAAACAGATGGTTAATATTGGCAACGATTTAGCTTCAGCCTTTAACCAGAACATTAACGTGGTTGATGAACTTAACCAGTCGTTTTACCATGTATTTGATAATGCCCCAAGAACAAAAGAGCTAACCAAGTCCATTTTAACGTTGGGTGATACGCTTAATTTAAGTGATGAGAATGTTACTAGATTAGGCACCAACTTTACACACATGCTATCAAGTGGCAAGATGCAACTTGGCGACTTCAATATGATTAATGATCAACTTCCAATGTATGCCGGTAAAATGCTAGAGTTTGAAAGAAAACAACAGCATAATAGCAAGTTAACCATGTCAACGCTACGTGACCAGATGAGTGCCGGTAAGATTAGTGCTAAAGACGCTGAAGAAGTAATGAACTCCCTTGGTGGCAAGTATAAGACAGCCTCAGAGAACCTAATGAAGACCATACCCGGTATGGAACGATCAATTAAGACTCAAATGCCAGCCTTGTTAAGGACACTTTATAAACCTATCGCAGATATGAAGTCACCACTAATGGGGCAATTCACTAAATGGCTTGACAGTAAGGACACTAAAGCTGAGTTTAAAGACGTTGGTAGTGCTATCTCACTTCAAATGGGGTTCATTTCTAAAGCTTTTGCTGGTAAAAAGTTTAGTGTCGGTAAATACCTAGATAAAATGCTAGCTAACTTAGCAAAGAACATTGACATATTAGGTACAAACATCGTTGCTCATAAAAAAGAGATTAAATCGTTCTTTAGTTCATTAAAGACCGCTTCTAAGACTTCATTTACAGTGTTTGTTAAAGCCCTAAAGGATATGCTACCGGTACTAGCTATCATTGGTAAGTTTGCTGAAAAGCATCCTAAGGTATTCGCTGGTTTAGCTTCTAGCGCATTTATCGCTAGTAAAGCAATCGGCGGCTTAAAACTAGCTTTAGACCAAATAGCTTTTGCCAAGGGTGTATTAGGAGGCATAGGTAGCAAGCTTAGCCGGATTGTGTTTAAACCTAGGGTTGATGGTAGTGAAGGAAAACGAGAGCTAACTAAATTCGCAGGATGGGTTAAAAAAGCTAGTATTGGTACTGGTCGCTGGCTAAAGATGGCTGCTAGGGTAACCACTAGTAAGGCCAAGAGTTTGATTAGTGGTTTATGGACTCACACTAAATCAGTTGGCAGCAAGATAGGTAAAGGACTTAAATGGACTGCTAAGATAGCTTATAAAGGCGCGTCTAAGGCGTTCAGCGTGCTGGCTGGCGGCATTAAAACAGTTGGTCGGGCATTCTTATCACTAGGCAAGTTGCTGTTAGCTAACCCAATTGGCCTAGTTTTAACTGCTGTGGTCGCGCTAGGGGTCGCATTCTATGAAGCTTACAAGCACATTAAGCCGTTCCGAGAATGGGTTAATAAGACAGCTAAAGCAGTGGTTAACTTTGGCAAAGGTATCGCTAAATGGGGCTCAAATGTCGGCAAGTCAGTAGGTAAAGCCCTAGGCAACATGTCGAAAAAGTGGAATAACTTCAAGAAGAGTTTCAAGAAGAGCTGGAACAAGCACTGGTCAGACATGGGTAAATCACTCAGGGATAACTGGAACGGATCATTGAAACGCACTAGAGAGTTCTTTAGTAGTATTGGCAAGAAGTGGGATAGTTGGAAGTCTAGCTTCAAAAAGAGCTGGTCAAAACATTGGTCAGATACTGGCAAAACGCTCAAACGTGATTGGGATGGATCTGTCAAAAATACTAAGAACTTCTTTAGTACAGTTGGTAAGAAATGGGATTCTTGGAAGAAAAGTTGGAAGAAGAGTTGGTCAAGTCATTGGTCAAGCAATGGGCGAACTCTAAAATCTAACTGGAATAGCTCATTTAAGCTTACTAAGTCATTCTTTAGTTCAATGGGTACTAAATGGGCTGGCTGGAAAAAGAGCTGGTCACACTCATGGAACAGTCATTGGGACAAGATGCGGTCTAACCTGCATAGCTATTGGAACAAAGACTTGAGCCATACTAAAGTGTTCGGACATTCAATGGGTGACTGGCTATCAACATTCAAAAAGTCATTCAAATCAGGCTGGTCTAGTTTAGGAACCGGCGTTGAGAATATCTTCAAAGGTCTTTGGAAGAACCTAAAGAAGTTTGCTAGAGACGGTATGAACGATGTTATCGACCTTATCAATGGTGGTATCAATGCGGTAGATGCTGTTATTCATACCTTTGGTGGCAAGAAGAAAACCATTGCTGACTTGCATCATGTTCATTTTGCCGAAGGTACTGGTATGTTTAGTGGGTCACGGAATCCAATTACCAAGCCTACTATGGCAATGCTAAATGATGGTAACGACAGCCCCCAAACTGGCAATAAAGAAATGGTCATGCTACCTAATGGCGAATCTGGTATTGTTCAAGGCCGTAACACTAAGATGATGTTACCAGCTGGTACTGAAGTTCTTAGTGCTAGTGAAACAGCCATGTTAATGGAAATGCAAGGCGTGACTAAGTATGCTAAAGGTACTGGCTTCTTTGGTGACATTCTAAACAGCGTGACTAGTGGAATTTCAGGCGTGACTAGTTGGGTCGGTAAAAAGGTTGGCAGTCTAGAGAAGTTCTTTAAGACTGCTACTAAAATTATTGCCCACCCGATTAAGTCACTTGAAAACCTGTTTAGCTGGTCTTCTAAGGACATCTCAGGTGTCATGAGTAACATTGGTCATGGCCTGTTCAATGGTGTTGAGAAGCAAGCTAAGACATGGTGGTCAACCCTATGGGGTGGCGTTAGTGACAGCCTAGATGGTGGTTCTTCTAACAATGCCTTTGTTAATGCCATGATGAAGTATGGTGCCACTAACAAGTACGTTTGGGGTGCTGCTGGGCCTAGTGCGTTTGACTGTTCCGGCCTAGTTGAGTATACCCTAAAGAAGCTTGGAATTAGCTTCCCACGGACTAGTGGTGAGCAGTATAAGGCTTCTAAGCATGTCAGCAATCCTAAACCTGGTGACCTAGTATTCTTTGGCCCCGGTGGTAGCGAACACGTTGGGGTATATACTGGGAATGGCGAGTTTTACAGTGCTGAAAATGAGCATGATGGCATGGGTATCAGTAAAGTTCATGGTGGTGGCTTTGGTTCATTCGCTGGCTATGGACGAGTGCCAGGATTATCTGACAGTGATAGCTCGGATAAGTCTGCTAAGTCTAGTGGCCTGTTAGGCACCATTAAAAAGCAAGTAGGTAGTGGTTTCTGGTCATTTATTAGCAAGTTAGCTGATATGTTTGGTGATAATAGTGGTTCCATTGAGGGTGGCGCTATCACTCACAGTATGATCAACCGAGCCCTAGAGATGGCCAAAGTACCAAGAAGATATTGGTCTAAGATGCAGTCAGCCATTATTAAGACAGCTGATAGTGAAACTGGTAACCGCAATATCATGCAAACTATCTCAGATGTCAACTCTGCTAATGGTAACCCAGCCGGTGGTCCATTGCAGTTCACTAAGACAACCTTTGACGCGTTTGCATTTCCGGGTCATCACAATTTCAGGTCTAGTTTTGACCAAGTATTGGCATTCTTAAACAACTCTGATTATCTTAATGCCACTGGTAATACCTCGATTTGGGGCCATGCTAAGTACGACTGGCTTCATAGTGGCCCACAAGGTCATAAGCGGTTTGAGAATGGTGGTATTATCAACACTAACCAGTTGATTGAGGTCGCTGAACACAACAAGCCTGAAATGGTCTTGCCATTGACTAATAAGAGTCGGGCTAACCAGCTAATTGCACAGGCTAGTCAGGTTGTAAATGGCAACAATGGTAGTCAGGTTGCGTCTACTAACAGTGAAAGTAGTGAGAAGCTTGATAAAGTCATTGCATTACTGACGGCTTTAGTATCAGGCCAAGGCAGCGTTCAAGCGGTCATTGCTAAATCTGATGTGGTTAATGCGGTTAAATCTGACAATAAGACTAATTCACAATATTCACAAATGATGGGGTACTAGTATCCTAATCAATCAAAGGGTAGTCCTTAAATGGGCGCCCTTTTTACATAGCTAAACTTAAAAAGGAGGTTAAATCGTGACCTTACAACGAGATGATTTTGAATATGCGGGCTTGAATAGCCGGGATGACCTACAGGTTGAGATGGGTAACGTGGTATTACCTAGTGCACCGGCCATGGCTGAACAGGTGACTGATATACCGGCCATGTATGGGAACCAATTTAATGGCACCGATTTTACCAGCCGAACGATTAGTATACCGGTATCCATTTACTGTGCTGATAACCAAGATGCCTTTAATCAGATTATGCACAATTTAAGCGGTCTGCTACTAAGCGATGACCCTAGTGATAATGGCAGGGAATACCCATTAATATTTGGCTTTGAACCCAAGGTGACTTATTGGGGGCATATTACCGCAATTAGTGACCCGGCCCCGATTAATATGGGTATGTATGACATGACACTTACTATTACCTTTGTGCAGTCTGATCCCCGTGCAACCCTGCCACAGGTTGAAACACCCTTAAAAAACGGCTTAAATACGATTACTGTTGATGGTACCGCTAGAACGGATCCGGTTATTCAGGTCGTACCTAAGCGGGATTTAAAGCACATTGGCTTTACCTTAAACGGTGGTGAATATGGACTGGGACCTGATAGCGATGAAGACCAAGCGGTGGCAGTACAGCCTTATACTCAGGTCGTTAACAGTGATGTATTAAATACCATGGCTGAGTGGACTAATGATGCCAATGCAATTGCCCAGATGAAGACTGCTGGTGACTACATTTATCAAGGTGAAGCTGATAGCAACCGAGATACCCAAGTGTTAATGGTCAAGCTAGCCAATGGGGTTAAACAATATGGTAGCCATCAACCAGACTGGTATGGCCCCGGTGTTCGCTTTACTGGCATGACTAACAGCCTGACTAACTATCGAGTTAAGACTAGGATCCACCACATTAAGCACTCAGGTACCCATAATGGGCGCGCGATGGGGCGGGTAGAAGTTCTGCTTTTAGACCCTAACGGAGCTACGATAGGCCGATTTGGTCTAGCTGATAGTAATTCCGGCGGTACACCAACGTGCTACTTACAAATCACTAAGCCGGGTGGTGCTTTTGCTGGCGGTGATGGTAAACATCAAACCCTATTTATGGGTAAGGGCCCATCAGGTAGCTCTAGCAATGGTCGTGACCAGAAAATCAAGATTAAGACGGGCACCACGACTAAGACAGTGGTTAAACGGTCACGCAACAGGCATGGAAAAGTAACCACTAGGACGATTAAGCGCAGAGTTAACAAGTATACAATTGTGGTCAATAAAGAAGAGAAGTCGGCGCTAAGCACTAGTTGGCTAGAACTCGACTTAATCAAAAATGGCAAGGTGTTTAGTTGGTCAATCACGCAATACTACACCAGTGGTAGCCACTCAGGCCAGCCATGTAAAGACCCTAAACGGTTCCTGATTGTTCATGGGACATTTGTTGATAGGAATTCAAATTATCAATCGGCTTTAGGTGGTATCGGTGGGGTGTTCTTTAAGCACTCGATTGCCGAAGATGATGAAAATGTGGGCTATGAAAACCCGTTTATGTCAATCACCCACCTAGACATTTACCAAGTTAATGATGTGGCTCAGGACGCACCTAAGTACATTGCTAATGCCGGTCAAGAGATCGTGCTAAATTGTGAGACTGATAGCACCACGGTTGGTGGTAAGCTAGCTAGCCCAATCTGGTCAACTGATTATCCCAAGCTTAGTCCGGGGGTTAATAGCCTGACGATGATTGGTGACCTAGATGACGCCCAAATCACGCTTAAATATCTACCCAGATTACTATAGCAACACTTTAAAGGCTTCCCATTAAGGGTGGCCTTTTTAATACATAACTTAAAACAAGGAGGTTAACAGATGGCTTTAAATAACCAGTATTTAATCCTAGATCCGAATTTAAAGCGGATTGGTACTCTAACCGTGGATGGTGCCACTAAGTTTTCTAATGACAGTGTGAAGATGCAACTAGCCGACTCAGATACAACTAGTACCAGCTATGATGATGACCTTAATGTGGGTACCAGTGACACGTTTGACGGGACGGTTAACTTGAATGCTCAATCTAAAAAGTTCGACCATCAAGGTTCATTAGACGTACTGCAAGGTCAACCTGATTCAGACAAGGTAGTGGCTGGTAACAATCTCGCCTATTATGATGAGCTATCGGGTCATTGGTATGTCATGCGTATATACAGCGTGGAAGCGAACAATACCGCCGCTGTTAAACACGTCACAACGGCTAACTTCACCAATTTATGCTTGTACACACTGGCTCATCATTATCCTATTGCTACTACCGCCAGTGCAAGCACGATTCAGACAGCTTTTAACGAGTGTTTTAATGCCACTGGCTGGACGCTAGTCTATCAGACCACTAATGTAATGACACCATCGATTACCATTGACGGCAAGACTAAAGCTAGTACGCTGATTCAGACGCTAATCCAGACTTATGATGTCGAAATTGACCCATATGTTGAGATTGACTCACAAGGGAACATCACGAAAAAAGTGTGTGTTATTACTGACAAGCTTAATGCTGATGTGGTCTATGATGAGGCGGTATTTGGCAAGAACATCACTAGTATAAAACGGACAACGGTATCAACGCCCGTGACTAAGTTAATTCCATATGGGGCCAACGGTAGCACGATCGCCTCGGTTAATGATGGTAAGCCCTACATTGTGGATGATGCGGCTAACCAGAAATATAACCCCGATTGGCAAGCTGGCCTTTACTATGAAGCGGTGGTTACAGCCAATCAGATTAGTAACTCAGCCGGTTTAAAGGCCTGGGCTCAAGATATGCTTAAACTATACAACCACCAGCGAACATATTATGAGATGAATGTAACACCCAACTTTAATCCACCATTAGGCGCCACGATCAGGTTTAAAGATGAGCTAATTGACCCGGTATTAGACGCCAGTGGCCGGGTGATTCAACGCACTATTAGCAAGGCTAACCCTTATGGCAACACAGTTGGCTTTGGGGAATATACAACCGTTCAAGTTGCCACCCCGGCATGGATGGAACAGTACCAGAACGCACTCAGTAAGGCGGTTGACGCTGCTAAAAAAGACGCTAGTTCGATTAAACCGGTCGCTTTAACGCCTGACGGTAATAATTTCACTGATACCACCCAGACTAAGCGCTTAATCCTACAGGCTTGGGAAGGTAGCACCAATATTTCATCGTATATTGACAGCAAGGGCTTTATCTGGCGCCGTTATAATACCGATGGCACGGTTGACACCAGCTATAAGCAAACGGGCTACTTAATTAATGCGGCTAGTAACGCTGTCGGTACCTTACACGGCACGATTGAAGCTGACTATATCCAAGATGACCCGGAAATTAAGCTAGACACCACCGGGATTAGTTATTTAGGCGTCTATGGTCCTGATGATAATGGGGCTCATTCAGCGACTCAATACATGGCACGTTTAAGCAATGGGCAGTACCTAACTAGTCGTGCTCGTGATGACAGTGGCTCTAGTGATACCATGTTTGCTTTACAGGATAGCAAGTTTGCCGTGCAGTCAGTGATGTTGCAAGTCCATGGTCAACATGGTGGGACGTTTGGGGTACAGGAAATTAATAACACGGTCTATATTTGGAACATTGTGAGCTTGAAGAATGACCATGATTATATTCTAGTTCGTTTCCCTTATTTACCGGGAGTTACCTTACAGCCTACCGATAAACGAGTTCAACAGATTATGCCCCTTAAAGGGTATGGCCGTATTAACTATGACCGTCAACATGATATGGTCTCAATTGGCTATAACGATGGCAGCACTGACATTCTCAAAGCTAGTGACTTGTTAGCAGGTAATTACAACGTGCTATACAACTTTAATATCACTGATTATGGGATTGATTTTAATAAGAACACTTATCAATCTGAATGCCTAGACTTCCCTTACTTTTACGTTGCGGCCGGTGGTGGTCAAGAGACAAACGATGATCCACATAAGGTATGGGCATTAAATGTCGTGCATAAAGGTGCTGAGTTCGAGGTTTATCTGGATAATGACCTAGACTTTCCTAACTTGACTGATGAAAACCGTGAAGTTGAAACTTGCAATGTCTTTTATCAAAATGGTCAGCCTTATATGCTGTTCACGTTTAATACCAACTCCTTATTAATTAATCCGGCTTCGATGGAACGTGAAAAGGTGTATACCATTCCAATGATAAAAAGGCTAGCAGCTAGCACGATTGATAAGGGGACGATAAATGACAATGTTAATACAGATGATTAAAGAAAGGGGGATTATAAATGGCCGAATCTAATGCAACTCAGGTCATATTAACTGACGATGGTATTAAGATTATCAATGCTCAAACTACGGCTGATAATGCATCTGGTGGGGTCGCCAACTTAAATGACCCCAACTTAATGAGCGTGATTGAAAAGCAGACCCAAGCAGCACAATACACCGGATTAACTAGTCAGTATAATGTGATTTTAAAGCGAGCTAAAGACGCCAATGTTAGCACGACTGCTTTAACTACGGCCTATACTAAACTGAATACCTTTATGACGGCCATCTTAATGGATACCACTAAAGCTAGTGACGTTAATCGGGACACTTATAAGAGTCTCACAGACGCTTACAATATGGCTCTAAGCAACGTACAGACTGCCTTAAGCAATAACTTTAACACTGACATGGATAACATGCAGTCTAGTGTATCGGTAGCTAGTCAAGCGGCTTCTAGTGCTGCTATAGTAGCTTCACAAGCAACGGTAACTGGCAATAGTGCTAATCAGGTTGCATCACAAGCCGTTGTGGTAGCCAGTCAAGCTCAAAGTGCTGGTAACAATGCGACCAGTATTGCTAACAATGCTAGTCAGGCTGCCTCAAGTGCCATATTAGCTGGTAGTACAGCAACAGTAAGTGCAAACAAGGCAAGTGCTGATTATCAGACGTTGAGCGCAGGTGTTAAGGACGGCTCGGTACTCCATATCACAACAGAGACGGTTATTGATAAAGGGGTCATCGGGACGGCTGAGATAGCCAATGGTGCAATCACCAATGCTCAGATTGGTAATGAGGCTGTTAATAGCGCCAAAATTGCTAACCTAGCCGTGGGCACCGCCCAAATAGCCAATGGTGCAATTACTAATGCCAAGATAGGCAAATTGGCTGTAGGTACGGCACAGATAGCCAATGCAGCTATCACTGATGCCCAAGTTGGTAATGTTAGTGCCAATAAATTAACAACTGGCACGATTGACTTTAATACGATTACTGGTAAAAATATTAACGCATCAAACATCACAACAGGAACACTCAGTACTGACCGGTTAAATGTCGGCAAATTATCAGCTTTAAGTGCCAATTTAGGTGATGTTACCACTGGCTCACTTAAAGGTGTCGACATTATCGCTAACACGTTTAGCACGCCTAACGGGTCGTTTACAACCGATGCAAACGGTGCTGTCGTAGCAAGCAATTTAACAATCAGAGGTGTTACTAACCTAGTTTATAATGCGGCATTATTGGGTGGCAGTGGCTCTAGTATCCCCGGTTGGGGACTTAATGGAGAACCTTATTATTCAAGCGTTGTATTGTTTGATGGCCTCCCAGCAATAACTTGGAACGGTGATGCAACGGGTAGATGGGATAACTATGCTACTAGCAAACTTCAACCAGTCACCCAAACCGGAATACCATATAGTGCCTCAATTAAGTTTAGGGACTATGGCTCGGCAAGCGGAATGTTATATACATTCACACTAGGCTTTTTTAGTGCTTATGACGCCAACACTAGAGTTGGCTACTTACAGCAGGTGTACACCGCCAATGGTTCAGACAGTGGTATACAAACATTTACGGTTAATAATGCAATTGCCCCAAGCAATGCTAAATATGTTGCCATTCAACTTTATGCTTACAACGGTAAGGGACATGCGGCATTTAGTTCACCTATGCTAACCCAAACTGCTCAATCAACTGGTTACCAGCCAGATACAGGTAATGTTGTTAGTGCTGGCGAAATAGATAGCTCAGTTATTAATGGTTCAACCATTAATGGGACTACTTTTAATGCTGGCAGTAAGCTAAATCAATATGGCAACACTAGCTATCCGCTAACTATTAATCAAGATGGTTCGGTTACTAGTACGTCATTTGAAACAATTGACACTGAGATCGCTGCATTAAGAACGGTCATCAAAGACGGCACAGTTAAAACTAATTTACGTGGCATGACGCCGTTTGCAACTGGGATGTATTCAGCCGCTGACGTATCACTAGGTGCTGGTCAATTAGCGTTATTGGAAGGCTATTCAACCTCACAGGACCCAAACTTTACCGCAACCGGCCTAAAGAAAACTGGCTATGTAATATTAGATGCCAGTGCTGGGTTAAGCTTGCACGGTACAACACAGGCGATTAACTTTAGTGGGACTGACCAAGACCAAACTACCGGTATCACGATGAATAGCTATGGTAACATCATTGGCTATCCTAACTCAACTTGGTGGCGGATTGTTTCTAACTCAGGTTCAAACATTGCTAACTTTGGGATTGATAGGGGTGGTTCAAACGTCATTCAGTTTAACCGTGAGCTAGATATTGGTAACTTCCACATTAATACCGGCCATACGTTTACTAGTGCTGATGGTGGTGCCATTCACTTTGCCAAAGGTAGAGGCGGCGCCAACGACATTTATGCTGGTGACGTTCACTATAATAGCTTAGTCAAGTCGTCTCTATTAAGTGTTAAGCGGGACGTTAAAAAGGCTGATACGTCCTATTGGGCACAGCTCGTTAACTCAATTGACTTAGCAACATACCAGTACAAAACTGACGATAATACGAGCCAAATTAGGCTGTCTAGCATTGTTGATGATGTGAATGATACTAAGCAGTGGCAATTACCGGACGTCTTTATCAACCGCGATGAAGATGGCAAGTTAAATGGGGTGGATGACAGTGTGTTATTGAACGCCATCCTAGCTACGGTACAGGAACAACAAAAGCAGATTGATCAATTAAACGGGCATTTATTAGAATTGGAGGCCAAATTAAATGGATAGTATTTTAATCACGAATTATAAACCAGATTACACGAACAATATTATGACGATCAGCATTCAAATTAACACGTTAGCAATTAGCTCACAGGTTAGCATTGCCATGGACGATTTCAACACTGCTATTGTAGGCGGTGTTGACAATGTTAAGTTAAAGGTGTTAAACACGCTGATTGATAGTCTGAACGCTTTAAAGCCAGTTACTACGACAACTACAACGACCACAAAGGAGGCTTAATATATGAATATCGATGCACAGGCTTTGATTAACAAGCTAACAAGCAACTATGCCCAAGCAATTGCCGTTAAAGACCAGCAATTAGCGATGGCTCAAGTTCAAATTGACCAGCTCAATGCCAAGTTGGCTGAGAAGGAGGCAGATAAAGATGGCGAAAACGCTTAGTTTTACTGATACGTCACCACAGACTGTTAAAATTGGCGATACCACCACTAGCTTTACGTTAATTTGTGGCAATGATAACGTGGCAACGGACTTA